AGTTCTGGACCTAAAATAAATTTATAGTAAAGTAGTAATTGAATGAGTTCTCCTCCGATAAACTCATTTCATCTGTTATATAATGCGTTTTCGCATACACGGCAAAAAGATAAGATCGATACCATTTTAGAACCACTTCAGGCGATGATTCAATTGGCATTGCTAGGAATGAGTCCAATTGGTACCAAACTTCAGATTCAAGAGAATATATTATATGTTCAACCACCTACTTTCATACAGGGAATTGCCAGATGGTATAATGCGGATAAGAAGGATGATCTTTACTTTCTGTATTCTGTGATTAAGAGATACATTAAATGGTATAATCCTAGCTCAAACAAGAAAAGCCCGTTACCCATCGAACTATATCAGCTGATTACAACGATGGCAACCGAGGGATTGAATCAATTATTTAAGACATATAGTTCAACGGATGCGAATACTGTGATTCATGTGATCCAGATGTACAAGAACTTATTGGAATATAATAATGATAAGATTCTGGTGGATGAATACATTGTGGATGTTGAGAAAAATAAAGTGAACATTGATGAAGTATTTGAACGTATTATTGCCGTATATGATGTAAACATTTTGAAAGTGATTCATCATACATTACTTCTGATTAAACAAGAGGCAGATGGAAATATTCAATCACATAATATTGATGGATTAAATCGTATGTTGATGAAATACAATAAGGCCATTAAGGAATGGGTAAAGTTAAATCTGATTTTATAGACATCGTTTCCACCATTCACGTGCTTTTTTAGAATGTTGTTTGGCACGACGCACGATATCAGAGTCGGTTGTTTCATAGGTTTTTCCACAGAGCAAAAAAGAATGAACCCGTGCGTATCCCCATTGTTGTTCGGTCGCACCAGGTCGATGGCCGGTTCGCCATGCTGCCATTCCTCGACGATAGGATTCATCGATGTATCGCAGGGGTACACCTGTCGCCTTTGCTTTTTGTGATAAGGAAGTGGCGTTTGGGAAGATTTTCTTCCAGGTTTGGGTATAATGAGAGGGTTTGCCGACGACGCCTCGATCGGTGCGAAATCCCTGGTAGGCGCGTGGATTTTTCCAGGTTAAGGCTCCAAATCGTTTGATTTCTTTTCGTCGTTCTTGTTTCTTTTTTCGGGTAAGACCTTGATAGTATTTTCGAGGATAAAATGGGTTGCGCAGGCGAGGCATACTACTAGTGGATAGAATTAACCGCCGTGAACACGGATGTCCTCTTTGTTAGCGATTTTCCAATCAATGAGTGATTCATATACATTTCTACGCTGATCTCCTTGTAATTGAATGACATCGCCCAGTTTGGAATCACTTACGACATGTCCGTTGGTATTATGGAATTTCTTCATATATTTTGCGATTTTATGGAGATCCAAATCATCCGCAATTCCGTACACAGTGGTGATACATTTTCGACCATTTCGCTGTTGAACTTGAATGTGGACAATGTTCTTTTCATCGGTAAATAAATCCATGGTTACTGTTCTTTGGCTGATTTTATTTAAGTCCATATCAGAAAATCAAATTTTATGATATGTGCTTTTAGAAAAAGCACCCAAAAAACATAGCGCGTTTAGAAAAAGCACCCAAAAAACATAGCGCGTTTAGAAAAAGCACCAAAGAAAATCTTACTGCTTTCGAGTTCTACGCTTTTTAGCATGACGTCTTCTAGATTTTCGCTTACCGCCCTGTTCTGATGTCGCCTGTTCTGATGTCGTATGATTCGATATCACGTTGTTATTAGCAGTTGTAGAACGTTTAACAAGTGTATATTCTACCCCATGTATTATTATTTTCTCACCATCTAAATCGATAGGATTAACGGGAACAGGATTAACGGGAACAGGATTAACGGGAGCAGGATTGTATGGTGTTAGTGTGCGTGCTAAAACAGGCGCCAAAGGAGGCACATCGTTTGGTATGTTAAAATTATTCCATTGACTCATCTCTACATTTACTTGCGAGAATGTTTGCGGTGCTTACGTCGGTGAGTTCTACGCTTGCCTCCATACTTTACTGGCAATCCACCCTTCGAGCCATCAAATCCTCCACGGCCGGTCAGTTGTCCCGCTTGAAGAGCCGAATAAGGCGCAGCACTATCGGCTACGTTACCTCCACCCGTCTTGGAGCAAGCCGGATTGTATCCACGAGCATCATAAGGAACATTTAACATTAATCCGCCAACGGCGCTTCCTGGTAGGGTCTGAAATCCATGACCATATCCAGCAGTGGGCGCATTGTAACGCATAGAATCCGCTGCTCCCACTGCAACAGGGGCACCCGCTAAATGCGCACCGCCACGCATGTTTAAGGAGTTGGTAGAGCCACGTTCGCATGCGATGGAATGGTGACTGGCGGGTCCACTCATTCCAATATCACTTCCATTACTCAACAACGCACCTGGGTTCATTTCATAACGACCGCCTTTCATACCGGGCATTCCACTGATGAATCCAGGGCGAACAACGGAACCCGCACAGTCTTTTCCCGCACCCGTATAGGCGGTATTCTCCAAATAACCGGCAGAGATTGCTCTAGAGGGATCAAGTGACCAGCCACCTCCCTCACTGCGCCGACTACGTCTATTACTTTTGCGACGCGTTGATTTTCTACGAGTTCTACGTGCCATTCTATTCTAGACAATGGATAATTATGCCGAGTGAAGATGATGAAAAAATCCAGCACTCGCCACAGGTGTATTCTCAGGAAGAATACGCGTAATCTGGTATTTTTTGAAGTTATCGTTCCATGCCACCTCTACAGGGAGTCCCTCCATCTTCTCTGTAAAACGCTTTCGCAACTCGAGCGACAACTGAATGTTTACAATAGACGCAAATCCAAGTGATGTTTTCTCCTGAGAAGACAAGGTATAGGTATCAGGCAGCGAGGAAGAGTAAGGGGTACAATACGCATACAAGGTAGACATCACTTCATGATTACGCTTGAGTTGTGGTGCCACAAAGACCATTTGAGGATGATCCGGTACCGTTACCGTATCTTTCCAGTACCAACGAGCTTGACGACAGTGGTCTGGTTGAATGATCCAATAAATGGCAGAATTGTAATGGAGGCTCCAATCCTTGAGGGCAATGGGCTGAACAATTTGGGGCTGAAAGGCAAGCAGGGGTTGATCCGCAGGGAGAGATGCCCAGAACTCTCCGAGGCTCTTCCAGCGTTCCGAGAAGACTTTGTTGGACCACAGATCTTTTCCTTCCCAGATCGCTAGATCCTCGATTTGAAGAACGGACTCCCCTGAGAGAATATTAGCCAGGCAAACGGTGGGGCCAAATTGACAGAAGGTAGGAGGAAGCATCCAACGAAAGGTCATTCCTTCTTGACGCTCAGGGTACCAGATACAGGGGGCAAATCCATCCATAAAAATCAAGTATCCAACAGGGCGCTTATCGAACTTGGGCCAGAGCCAAACGGATCCAGAGGAGAAGGTGGGCTTCGCACGATGAAAGGGCATGTGAATTTCCACGCGGTCTTTCAAAAAGGGAAACTTCTGGAACAGAGATTCAATGGCCGAGATATGATCATTATCTAGGCGACGGAATCGTGGGACCTTCTGCTTCTCAAAGCGTGGAGTGGTGCTATTAATGGATCGACTCATGTCTATCTATTTCATGTGTTGGCGCTTTAGGCCCCTGTATTAAAATGAAGAGAAGCTGTTATCATGAAACGTATCATTCGCAAAAATTCCTGGCATGAACTCACCACCTCCTTGTATAATTTCCGTTTGAAACTTCTGTGAATTGTCGCCGGATACTTGAGTAGTATGGCTTGCCACGCCTGATTGTACTGCCAGCGAAGTATGGTCATTGAGCGGTGGAGGCCGGAAGGCCCGTTCGGGATGACGCATATTTTCGGGAATGTCGGAGCTCTCTTGATTCTCGTGATAGGGATCGGTGGCCTGGGGTTCTGCATAGACAATCATTTCACCGGACGGAGGGGCCTGGCTGGGTGCGTTCGGGCCGGAAGAGGCAACGACTTGAGGTTCATAGGGTGGGGCTTGACGGATTTCGATAGAAGCAGGGGCGGGATGAGATGGTGTCGAAAAAGATTCAGGAGGAGAAAGGATAACAGAATCGCTATCTTCAAAAATCTTGTCGCGTATAAAAAAGTAAACGATAAAACCGGCGATCAAAATCCCAGCAAGGTAAAGGTACGAGTTCATTCTTTTTGGTCTCGTGAAAATCATATTCCACTTTCTTCATCATTTATTATGAGGCCGAAGGCATAAAATTGATGATGACACCCCTCTCTGGTAAAGACACTACCTCCACGATGACTTCACTCTCCACTGTGGTACTTTCTACAAAAGGAGAGGCTCGAAAAGCGAATGTGACGCTAACACCGGATGGTATATTGACCATCGAGAACATCCAAAAATATTTGAAAAAGAAGGAAATTCCTGAACAACTATGTTATTACGAACACGACCATAAACTTATCTTCGTGTTTGGATATGTAAAAGGTAAGAAAGGAACCGAAAACAAAACGGAACTTCCTGAGCCCCACTCAGGTATTACCTTATTTGGCGACGCATTGATTATCGTATCACTGGGAACACAGTGGTCACAGCCTATTCCATTTACAGTGGAGCAATGGACGAACTTCTATCAGGAAGCAGGAGAGGAAGAAGACGAGGATGAGGACGCAGAGGATGATGTAGAAGATGTGGTATCAGAAGATGATGCGACATCGGTGAAAGATGATTTTGAGGAGAGTGATTCAGAGAAGGATTTGTTGCCTGATAAGGATGAGGAGATTGAGGAAGATGTGCCTGTAGTAGTAAAACGCCGTCGTGTTCCTGTGTATGCGAAGGTAGATACGAGCGCACTAAAAGAAGAGATTTCAATTGATTCTGAACCTGAATCACAACCACTTCGTCTAACATGCTTGAATGCTCTCTCGTTTCTAAATGACTTCTTTCCAAGTCAGGAGATTCGCTCCCTAGAAAAGGGAATCTTTGAGGCATCCTTTCAATATTCGCAAAAACAGTATATTCCGCGTAACTGGAAGACACCCGCATTTCGTGAAGTATATCGACAGATTCTGCGTAGCATTCTGAGCAATCTTCATCCAGAGAGTCCTGTACAGAATACACGTCTTCTCCATCGTGTAAAAGAGGGGGAGTTTACCTTATATGAAATCCCATTCATGTCGTCGTACGAATTGTTTCCAGAGAAATGGTTCGCGCTCAAGGATAAGTTGCTTCAGCGTGAACAAAAGATTTTGGAAGGAAACAAGAGCCGGGCGACGGATCAATTTAAGTGTCGTCGTTGTCAGAAGAAGGAGTGTACGTATTATGAACTTCAGACGCGTTCTGCGGATGAGCCGATGACCATCTTCATTACGTGCTTGAACTGTGGAAAGGAATGGCGTCAAGGTGGTTAATAGGAGCGACGAGTGCGACGAGTGCGACGAGTGCGACGAGTGCGTTGCGTGCGTTGCGTGCGTTGCTTGCGTTGCTTGCGAGTGCGCCTACGACCACCCGAGTTATTATTACGTTTATTATTAATATTATGAAATTCTGGATTCCGTATGGTGGGAGCAAGACCAGGAAGAATAGGCGCATTTCCCATTGGTTCCTGTGGATTTCCCATTGGTTCTTGTGGATTTCCCATTGGTTCTTGTGGATTTCCCAGTTGAGCCTCTAACAATGGTTGTATTGGATGATTGCTGGCCATTCTACTTATATTCTTTATTTTTCATAATCATCGCAAAAAAAGCGTCCTCCCTTTGTTCTTCAAGATACTCTGAGATCGCGTGGATGCTATCCTGTGCTTCCTCAAGTGAAATCAGAGAATCGTACGGGATATAGGGTGTTTGTAGATAACGCATTAATTTAGTATAATAGGAACGGCCACTATATATACCGTATCCGGGAAGATATAGTTCCACCTTCTCTCCCTGTATATCATGAATATAGGCGCGAATGAGCTTCGAATCCACTCGCCCCTTGCCCGTATGTATCATACAATTATAAAAGGGATGCTTTTGATTGGGGAAGACCCAATCAATCGGCTGAGAAAATCGACGATAGATATCGACCTGACCTGGGTGTGTGGATAAGTAATGTACTGTTTTCAAGTTGGGAAAGCGATGTGGGGTAAGTACATTACTCACCCCTGTGCGACTACAATGAATCAATGAGACGGTATGAACATGAGGAAAGGAGAGAGTGGGACAAAGAGTTTCCGACCCAATTCGATAAAGACATACGGTTTTAGATTGTTGTAGATAAGAATGAAAAATAACAGAAAGCATTTATATAGGATACATACACAATCTTTAGATGTGGTCGATTTTTATTTGAACGCCAAAGATACGTTGTAGAGAAGATTGCTGTGATATCGTGGGAAGTGACTTATGGGATTCAATATCCTTAAAGGTGTGTTTAGCAAAGGCGCATTTTTGATCAGCCTTCTCTTGCGAGAGCCCTAGTTCAATACGCTTTCGAATCAGAGCCTGAATGGATTCCGCATTCACACGTTTTTTAGGAGGAGTATATTCATCCGTCTGTTCAAGCTTGGAAAGTCGTGCTACTTCACTTCGATTCGAATCACGAGGTGCGTCTTTCGTGCGTTTCTTTAAGGTAACGGTGGTCCAATCTTGATGATCCATGTCTGCCCAATTTATAGAGATCCGAATTCATCAATTTTTAAAATCGCTGATCCAAATAAGAATGCCGCTTGAACTAAAAAATATCCCTATTTCTATTTCCATCTTACATGAACAAGAATATTATAATTTATGTAAAATGTTCCGCGTAAAACATGTGGGCAGGCGAAGGGCATTTACGGACATACGTGGTCAAAGAGTACGTGTTACACCACTCTTACAATTGTAAAAGATCAGTCAAACGCCAGTATTCAAATGTTCCATTGGGAAGAGGGCGTTTAATAATATACGGCAGTCGTTTTTGTTCAAGTTCCAGTCGGGCAATGTCACGAACATCTGTAATATGTGGTGGAACGACGATAAAGGGAACGGATCCCTTACTAATTTGATTGGCGCGAAGGCCGATGATTTTGGTACGTTCAAAGTTCGTTAGAAATGGATAGGTGCGATGATTCGCATCTGCTTTGGAGCCACCTGGAGGAATGACTTGGAGGGGGATTTTAGGAATAACTTGTTCAATGTAGTCGAGGATGCATTCTGGATGCTGTTGGTATAGCTTTTTTAATTCAGGTTTCATTTCGGGTTTTACCTCCACATCTTCCTCAACAACCATATCCAAATCATTCTCAAACTCCTCCTCCGCCCATTCTTGGTCATAGTCACCTTCAAAGTCAGCAAGATCGTCCGCCATGGTTATCTCTATTGGGAGATAGTTTAAATGATCAATTTTATATCCATGATCATAAAAATTGACGTTGGGCCAGCATAAAGATTGAAGTAGATTTAACTCCATAGAATGACTGATGCTACTCCTGAACAAGACGTCACCGTAAAGGTGTACGAGACCTTTGATGAAATGGGTCTGAATGATACCCTCATTCGTGGTATCTACAATTATGGCTTTGAACAGCCCTCCAAGATTCAACAATTGGCAATTGTACCAATGAGTCAACGAAATGATATCTTGGCACAATCCCAGTCAGGCACGGGCAAAACAGGCGCGTTTACCATTGGATCATTATCGGTTGTTGATGCGAACTTGAAGGCTCCTCAAGTACTCGTGATTTGTCCGACTCGTGAGCTGTCGCAACAGACAGAACGTGTAGCACAGGCGATTGGTTCATACATGAACTTGAAGGTTCTTTCCGCTACGGGTGGCAATCAGATTCGTGCCGATGTGTCTGCGCTGAAATCAGGTGCGCAATTCATCGTAGGCACGCCGGGTCGTGTATTTGACCTGATTTGCCGTGGAGAATTAAGTGTCGAGCACATTCAGTATGTGATTCTGGATGAGGCCGATCAGATGTTGGAGGACCTGTTTGCGGACCAGATTCGTTCCATTCTGAATAGTAAGTTTCCGAGTTCAACCCGTCTCGCACTTTTCAGCGCGACCATGCCGAAGAATGTGCTAGAGATTGCGGAGAACTATCTGAGTAATCCAGTACGTATCTTGCTTCCACCAGATGAAGTGACACTGGAGGGCATCAAGCAGTATTATGTTCAGCTGGATCGTGAGGACTGGAAGTTGCCAGTTCTACTCGATTTGTACCAGCAGATTACGGTGAATCAGGCAATCATCTATGTGAACAAGCGCCAAAAAGCGGAGTGGTTGGCGAAACAATTGTCGTCGCATGGATTTACACTGGAGTTTATCCATGGTGAAATGGAGGTGGCGGAGCGCAAGAAGCGCATGGAGGATTTCCGTTCAGGCATGACACGTGTACTGATTAGCACAGATTTGTTGGCGCGTGGCATTGATGTTCAACAAATCTCGTTGGTCATCAATTATGAGATGCCGATTCAGCGTGAGAACTATGTTCATCGCATCGGTCGTTCGGGTCGATATGGCAAGAAAGGTAGCGCGATTAATCTTATCTGCGGAGATGAAATGAATGCGGTAAAGGAGATTGAGTCGCATTATTCGACAACGATTGCAGAGTTGCCTGAGGATTTGAGTGTGCTGAGTGTAATGTAATCATCATTCTAACAATAAAAATAGAAAGCGAATGTCGCTATTTTTATTTTTACAAATTGACTATGAGTCCCTAATATCATGACGGCATGTTGGGCATGTTACATGACTCTGAAACCACGTATCAATACAATCTTGATGAAACCGATGAATACAGTGGCTGAGAATGCGAACAGATTGGCCATCTTCCATCGCATCTTGACAAATGGCGCAATTTTCAGAGTGAGGATTGAGGATAGTAAGAACACTGGCGGATTGAATTTGTTCCTCAGTAGGCCGAACGGTCACACGTTCATCAAGAAAAGAGGTAAGCGAGATTCCGCCAATATGGGGAGCAGATGAACCACCTAGTAGCCCCCCAATAAAGGACATAATAGGATCGGATCCACTAGAACCAATTCCGATTGGATTAGATGTGGAGGACCCAATCGAGCCTGTGTTGCGGAAGATGGAGGTTGTACCGATTCCAGACACACCAGTATAACGATATGGTTCTCCATATAGCGCGCTATAGATTTGTTCTGCTTCGGAGTGTTGACTGAATCGATTGGATACAACTGCGGAACGAGGAATGGAAGCGGTTCGGGAAGGAGGTGGAGCGACAGATACATTGCGTGTTCGTTCATATTCTTCTCGTCCCGCTTCATATGGATTTTGACGAGCCACGCCAATGACATAGTTCAATACGTCTCCCACATTTTGAAAGTTGGTAGGACGATAAAGAAGTTCAGGGAAGTGCTCGTGAAGCTCATTCAATAGAGTAATGGAATAGGGTCGCGCCATGTTTAGTAAACTGTCGCATTGAAGACTTAAGCCCTGAACGCGTTTAGAATACATAATGGATGTACCGCCGGCATCTACACCGCTAAACGATAAGGATCCTATGTTGAAAGGTGTGGTAGGAATCCAAAACATGGGAAATACATGCTATAGTAATTCAACGATCCAGCTTCTTCGAGCGTGTTCGGAATGGGATATTTTTTGCCTTACTCAATCCTTTGCGGATCAGTTATCATCCGTCCCTGATACGGATTCCAATAAAAAAATATTGCTAGCCTATCAGGATATTTTGAAATCGTTGTGGTCGGCGTATAAACCGGCGTATGTTCGTCCGCTTGGGTTCATTTCGGAAGTGTGTAAGGCAGTAAAAGGAACACCCTATGAATCATTTGGTATTCCTGTTCCGAATGACAGTCATGAATATCTTGTCTACTTATTGGATCATTTTCATGAGGCGCTCAAGACAACATCGGAGTATCAGGAACGACCGATCCCAAAGAATGCGACCGACACAGAACGCATGCGAATAATGGCAGCAAATGGATGGAACCAGTACCTGTCAAAGAATACAAGCAAGGTGGTGGATTGTTTTTTTGGAATGACACGAAAGACGGTCCATTGTACGAACTGTAGCAACAACACGTATCGATGGGAGGTATTTAATTCGTTAAAAGTACCATGTGAGGGTGAGACATTTATGGAATGGATTCGCCGTGAAGCGAATGAGCAATCGGAGATTGAAGGATATTCATGTGACAATTGTAAGGGTCGTCATACCGCAAAGATTCGGATGCATCTATGGCGACTTCCAAACAATCTTTTCATTACCTTGCGTCGATTCAATTATGATGGTCGAAAGAACATGACAGCGTGCCCGTATCAGGGCGATACGCTTTCCCTTCAAGAGTTCTTTGCCCCTGAGGCAGAAGCAGCACATCAACCGTGGTCCTATGAACTTCGTGGTGTATCGGATCATCATGGGTCGCACATGGGTGGTCATTATACCGCTCAATTTAAACATCCGATTTCACAGAAGTGGTGGTGGATGGACGATGAGAGGGCGCATGCAATGGAGAGTTCTCGATTTTCGGCATCGAATTACATTTTCTTTTTCAAGAAATGCGCTTAATGCTTACGGGAGTGACGAGTTTTACGAGTATGCTTCGCTTTACGAGTTCTGCGTGTACGACGGCCACCTTCATACATA